AGGGACTCTTATTCCAGATCGAGCGTGATGCTAACGCAATCGCACAAAGAACTCGTCGTGGAAAGGGCAACATCATCATGTGTTCTGCTGACGTTGCGTCTGCACTAACCATGGCTGGTGTACTTGACTACACTCCTGCACTCAACGCTAACCTTAACGTTGATGACACTGGAAACACATTCGCTGGTGTTCTTCAAGGTAAGTATCGTGTATACATCGATCCTTATTCTGCTAACCTTACAAGTGCTAACGCAGCACCTACAGGTGGTAACCAGTATTATGTTTGTGGTTATAAAGGTTCTTCACCTTATGACGCTGGACTGTTCTATTGCCCTTACGTTCCACTACAGATGGTTCGTGCAGTGGGTGAGAACTCCTTCCAACCAAAAATTGGATTTAAGACAAGATATGGTCTTGTTGCAAACCCATTCGCAGAAGGAACAACTCAAGGTCTTGGTGGATTACTATCTAACCAGAACCGCTACTACAGAAGAGTGGCTGTTAAAAACCTTATGTAAGAAGTTTATATCTTCTTTCCTTAATAAACCTCTCTTCGGAGAGGTTTTTTTTTGTCTAAATATATCAGTTTAACTAAAAATAATGACCGCACTGATAGACCCTAAAAAATATAGTGAGACCGTTGACCTATTGAGGTCATTTTTTTTGTCTAAAAATTTCCTTGAGGTACATACTCAAAATCGTTTAAGTATTCTTGCTGCTTGTGAAGATCCAGAAACAGTAGCAACATACGAATACAATGGTCAAACATGGCCATTACCACAAACAGGTCAGATGTGGTTAGAATATGAATTGCTATCTAATCCTGATGCAGCAGGTTTCTTCTGTGTATCTACCTCATATAGAGCAGAACCAAATCCTGTAGAAGGAAGGCATGAAACAATCTTCCCTATGTTTGAGTTTGAAATGAAGGGAGGAGTTGATGCTCTTGAAGATATGGAAAAAGAATTATGTGAGTACATAGGTTTACCATTAGAACAATTGAATTGTAAAACCTATGCTGAATGGGAGAAAGAGTTTAGAACAGATGAATTAGATCATGCTCATGAACTCGCAATAGGTAAAGGGATGATTACTAAATTCCCAGAAAGAACATCACCTTTCTGGAATATGGCAAGAAATTCTGATGACACCAGTAAAAAGATTGATGTGATTCTAGGTGGTATGGAAACCATTGGTAGTGCAGAACGCAGCACCGATAAGGAACAGATGCGTGAAACATTCCATACTATTTCTGATGGGCAATATGCTGATCTACTCTACAAATTATTTGGTAAGGAAAGAGTTGAGAAAGAACTAGAAGAGTTCTTGAAGTTCGACTTCTTCCCTAGAAGTGGTGGAGGAATCGGGATGCAACGCCTAATGACTGCTCTTTCATAGAGCATCATTGTGAGGTGGCGAAACGGTAAACGCTCTAGTCTGTTTAACTAGTGTTCCTGGCGGGACTTGTAAGTTCGACTCTTACCCTCACAGTTTAAAAGAATATTTATAAATATACGTAGGAGACCTGCTTTCTACCATGATTTGCAAAACTAGAATGACTCGTGAAGAGCAACAAAAGTGGAGACTTAAGATGCTCCGTTTTTGGGAAGATAATTTAGAAGTGAGACTTGCTGGTGTTAGAGCTTCTAAAGAGAAACTTGAAGAACAAATGAATAGAGAAGATGCCTAAAGATCGCCCATCACAAATTAAGAATAGAAATTTCCTAGCACCTGTAGGTTTTCAATTTAACCTTCAAAGAAGTCCAGGTACAGCATATTTCTGTAATCAAGCAAACATTCCTGATATAACTTTAGGAGTAACAGAGCAACCATCATATCTACGTCAGATTCCTACACCAGGAGATATGATGGATTTTGGTGATTTGAATATAAGATTCTTGGTTGATGAAGATCTTACAAATTTCATGGAGATTCAAAAATGGATGAGAGGTCTAGGATATCCAGAGAGTGTACAAGAATTTAGAGATTTGACAAAGACTGGAGCAAGACCTGAAAAGAGTTATAAAAGTGAAGGAGATGATATTTACTCTGATGGTACATTACAGATTTTAAGTAGTAATATGGTAGCAAAATTTAATGTAAACTTCAAAGATTTATTCCCAGTAAGCTTGACAACTCTAACTTTTGATGCTACAGATACAGATATAGAATACTTTACAGCAGACGCTAATTTCAAGTATACTTCTTATAACATAACCAATTTACGTAATGAATCTTTATGATTGATCTGGAGTCGCTCCAGAAGATGTGGGAAGCAGATTCCAAAATAGATCCTGATAATCTACATACTGAATCATTGAATATACCATCTCTTCATGCAAAATATTTTGATTTATATAATACAATATTCCTCTTAAGAAAGAAAGCAGACCAACAGAGGAAGAACATCCGTCATGAACGGTATGAGTATTTTAGTGGGAAATCAGACCCAGACGTTTATATAAAAGATCCATTCCCTAAAAAGATACGAGATAAAGATACAATGCAGAAGTATCTTGATGCTGATGAGAAACTTTCAACTTCATCTCTTAAGATAGAATACTATGATACAATGCTTACATATATTGAAAGCATCCTTAAAGTGATACAGAATAGAACATATCAAATTAAAAATGCAATTGAGTTTATGAGATTCCAGTCTGGACTGGGTTGACATACCTTGATAAATACCCATAGATGAATGGGTTAGTTGATTGAAGCAGTTGCCAATGTTGTTATAGGTAAAGCAAACGAAGTCTTTTTACAGATTAATGCTGAACCTCATATACAATACGAATTAAGAGACCACTTTACCTTTGAGGTAGAGGGTGCAAAGTTCATGCCTCAATATCGTAAGAGAAATTGGAATGGAGAAATACACTTATTCGACTTAAGATCAAAGAGAATTTATATAGGATTATTAGATAGAATTATTTCCTTTTGCGAAAGAAGAGATTATACTTACAAGTTTGTAGATAACGAATACTACGGTTCTCCCTTTGAGATTAATGAGGGAATATCGAAGCAGGGTGTTAAAGATTATATGGGTGCTATCTGTAAGCACAAACCTAGGGATTATCAGATTGAGGGAGTATATGATGCTTTAAGGCATAATAGAAAATTATTGATATCTCCAACTGCGTCAGGCAAATCGTTGATGATTTATAGCCTTGTACGGTACTATGTGGATAAAGGTGAAAAAATTTTGTTAGTAGTTCCAACGACCAGTCTCGTGGAGCAGATGTATAAAGATTTTCTTGATTATGGTTGGGATTCGGAGTCATACTGTCACAGGATATATGCGGGCAAGGAAAAAACAAATGAGTTTCCTGTTACTATTACTACATGGCAATCGGTTCATAAACTAGATCGTAAGTTCTTTACGGACTATGATGTAGTAATAGGTGATGAGGCACACTTATTTAAAAGTAAGTCCCTAGTATCTATAATGACAAAACTAGAACATGCAAAATATAGATATGGATTTACAGGTACACTTGATGGAACGCAAACTCATAAGTGGGTACTGGAAGGATTGTTTGGCCCAACTTATAAGGTAACAAGAACAGATGACTTAATGAAAGAAGGTCATTTATCTAAACTTGATATACAATGTCTTGTTCTTAAACACCCACCTCAAAAATTTGAAACCTACCAGGATGAAATAGAATATCTTATTAGTCATGAACAAAGGAATAAGTTTATAACAAATTTGACATTAGATTTAAAGGGTAATAGTCTTATACTATACAGTAGAGTTGAAACTCACGGTGCAATACTTTACGAAAAGATAAATAATAATAAGCAAAGTGATAGGAAAGTATTCTTTGTACATGGTGGTGTTGATGCTGATGAAAGAGAATTAATCAGAGAGATTACCGAGAGGGAAAACAATGCAATCATCGTCGCTTCCTACGGAACATTTTCTACAGGCATTAATATTAGAAATCTCCATAATGTTATCTTTGCCTCACCGTCAAAATCGAGAGTTAGAAATCTTCAAAGTATTGGACGAGTACTTAGGAAAGGAACTAACAAAGTAAAGGCAATCTTATATGACATATCAGATGATTGCACTTATAACTCTCGTAAGAACTATACATTAAATCACCTCATAGAAAGAATTAAAATCTACAATGAAGAAAATTTTAATTATGAGATAATCACTATACAATTAAAGAAATAATGGAAGACGACTTTTACGGAACAATTAAATTTAAAAATGGTGAAGAAATATTTGCCAAGATAGCAGCGTCTGAAGAATCAGATCGTACTATGTTAGTCATTCATCATCCAATCACTGTTTGTGAAGTAAAGGCTCGTGCTGGCACTATAGGATATAAAGTAGAACCTTGGTTAAAGACAACAAGAGAAGATATGTTTATTATTAATATGGATAATGTTCTCACTATGTCAGAATCATCTGATGTACATATGATTAGAATGTATCAGAGATTTGTACAGGATACTGATAGGGATAATAAGAATCAACCTAAAATTTCTAGAAAGATGGGATATATAGCAACTGTTAATGATGCTAAAGATATATTAGAGAAGCTTTATAATACTAGTCCTAATAAAGAAAGTAGTAGCTAGAGGTTCCCTTGAACCCTGACAGAGTTATTTTACACACAATATATCAACTTGTCAACTGTCCATAGAGATGTTATAATATCTACATACATAGTGAGATATGCTTATGGCAGGACGAATTATGGCTAAACGGAAGAGATCCGAACACTACGTTAATAATAAGGAGTTCCTTGCCGCACTAGTCAAA